AGACTGTAAAGAAGGTTGGTTCTCTTAACTTAAAGACTATCATTGAAGCGGATAAATTAATATTCAGTGATTATGAAATATTAAGTGAATTAACTACATTTATTCAAAAGAGTAATTCATTTGAGGCAGAAGAAGGATGTAATGATGACCTTGCAATGTGTCTTGTAATATATGCGTGGTTAGTTGCACAAGATTACTTTAAGGAACTTACTGATCAAGATGTTAGGAAAAGACTATATGATGAACAAAAGAATCAGATAGAGCAAGATATGGCACCATTTGGTTTTATTGCTGATGGGTTAGATGAAGAAAGTTTTACCGATAATGAAGGTAATAGATGGCATACGGATGAGTATGGTGACAAAGGTGGTGGTATGGATTATATGTGGAACTATATGTAAACACCCAAAACAATAAATAATTTTTAGATAAATCTGAGAATCGGAGAAAAAAAGCATGGCTACTCCTCAATTGTCTCCTGGAGTGTTAACCAGGGAGGTTGACTTAACAGTAGGAAGAGCTGATAATGTATTGGATAACATCGGTGCAATAGCAGGCCCATTCCGCATTGGACCAATCGACGACCCAATTGATATTTCAACAGAAGAAGACCTTATCAATACATTTGGTAAGCCTCTTTCTACAGATGCTCAATATGAGTATTGGATGAGTGCCGCATCTTACCTGTCATATGGGGGAGTTTTAAAGGTTGTAAGAACTGATAATACGAACTTAAATACTGGAAATGCTGGTGTTGGTGTTGCTTCTGAAACAACAACAAAAATTAAGAACTATGATGACTATCAAGCAAGTTGGACATCAACTTCTGATTTCTCATGGGCAGCAAAGACTCCTGGTTCTTGGTCAAATGGTTTAAAAGTCTGTGTCATTGATGACTTAGCAGACCAAACAATAGGTATCACCACAACAAGTCTTTGGGACTATGGTGTTAAAGTTGGTAACGGTGTTACCTCTGCCTTAATAAATGAAGTTATTCCTGGTGCAGGAACTACTTCTACGTTCAATGGATATTTAAAAGGTATTATTACTGGTGTATCAACTGATGCAACTAATAGTGCTTCAACCTTCGATGTTAAAGTTGTTTCTCGTGTAACTGGTGCTGCTGGTACAACTGGAACATATGCTGAGACTAAGATTGATTATAAAGAGTCAACTTCATATGCATCATTCCAAGCATCTGATACTCTTTGGTTTGTAGATAACGTTGGTGTTAACACTGGTGCTCCAAATGCTGTCAATACTGCAGTTTCTGCAAGTGCTGCAACATCTGTTGACTGGTACAATGCACAAACACTTACATTAGATAACGCAACAATCTATTGGAAGTCAATCGCACCAAAACCTGTTTCTAATGTTTATACAACAGGTAGAAATGGAGAAGGCGATTCATTACACGTTGCTGTTGTAGATGATTATGGTAGTGTTACTGGAATTAAAGGTAACGTAATTGAGAAGCACGTAGGTCTTTCTAAGGCAGTAGATTCAGTATCATCTGTAAATTCTCCTCAGAAGAACTACTACAAGAATTACATTGCAGATTTCTCAGACAATGTATATGCTGGATACAATCCATCAAATGCTAGAGATAACTACTGGAATACAGAGCCAAGAGCAACTGGATTCGGTACTGCATTCACTAAATTCACAACTGCTCAAGGTTTATGGGGACAACCTGCACAGGATAATACATTCTCTGCAATAGGAAATGTCACATATACACTAGGTGGTGGTGAAGACTACTCCGCAGGAATTCCAATCATTGGTGAAAATGGTGGAATGACTGCTACATTAGGTGATCTCCAAACATCTTACAAACTCTTTGAGAATAAAGATGAGATTGCAGTTGATTATCTAATAATGGGGCCTGGTTTAGGTGCTAAGAACCTATCTCAGACCAAAGCAAATTATCTAATTTCTCTTGCTAATGAGAGAAAGGATTGTGTTGCAGTTGTTGGTCCTCATAGAGCAGACCTTGTAAACATTACAAATACAACAACACAAACTGATAACTTAGTAGAATACTTCAGTCCTCTATCATCTTCCTCTTATGGAATCTTCGATAGTGGTTATAAGTATACCTACGACAGATTTAATAACGAATTTAGATACATTCCATGTAACGCAGACGTTGCTGGTTTAATGTGTCGCACAAATATCGTTGCTTATCCTTGGTTCTCTCCTGCTGGACAGCAAAGAGGTATCATTAATAATGCAATTAAACTTGCATATAATCCAACTAAGGATCAAAGAGACATTCTTTATCCACAAAGAGTCAACTCCATAATCACAAAACCTGGCGTTGGTACTATGCTCTTTGGTGATAAGACTGCACTTGGTTATGCATCTGCATTTGACAGAATCAACGTTCGTCGCCTGTTCCTTACAATTGAGCAAGCACTACAAAGATCTGCTGAAGCACAACTCTTCGAACTCAACGATGAGTTAACAAGAGCAAACTTTAGAAACATTGTTGAACCTTATTTGAGAGATGTCGAAGCAAAACGTGGACTCTACGGATTCCTAGTTGTTTGCGACACTACAAATAACACTCCTGATGTTATTGATAATAATGAATTTAGAGCAGACATCTATCTGAAACCTGCCAAGTCTATCAACTATGTAACTCTTACATTCGTTGCTACTAGAACTGGAGTTTCATTTGAAGAAGTAGCTGGTCGAGTTTAATCGTAAAATTCATCTAAATAACTAACATAGGAGATTAAAAAATCATGGCAACCTCAAGAGAAAACAAAACTATTTCTCAATTTAAGTCGGCACTCATCGGTGGTGGTGCAAGACCCAATCTGTTCGAGGTAGAGCTCACAACTCTACCTGCAGGGATTGCTTGGGACGCAGATAGTTTTAGATATATGTGTAAGGCAGCTCAATTGCCAGCACAAAATGTCGCAAATATCGATGTTCCGTTTAGGGGTCGTATTTTTAAAGTTGCTGGAGACCGTACAATTGATACATGGACAGTAACAGTGATCAACGATGAAGGATTTGTGTTAAGAAATGCATTTGAAGAGTGGGCAAACTTAATTGCTAAGTTGGACACCAATCTTGGTGCAACTGATCCATCAGCATATATGACAAATGCTAAAGTATTCCAGTTAGGTAGAGGAGCTACTACAAGTAGTACATCTAGTGCTGGTACATCAAACGCAGTACTAAAAGAGTATGAGTTTGTTGATATCTGGCCTTCTAACGTTGCAGCTATTGACTTATCTTACGATTCGAGCGATACTATAGAAGACTTTACCGTTGAGTTCCAAGTCCAATCGTTTAATGCGGTTGCTGGAGGCGGTCCAAACGGCTAACTAAATAGTCTTACGGATAAAAAATAAATCATGGCAAAATTATTTGGATTCTCTATAGAGGATTCAGAACCATTATCTCCGACGACGGTTTCACCCGTTCCTCCAAATAACGAGGACGGGTCTGACCATTATATGTCTTCGGGGTTTTTTGGTTCTTATGTTGATATTGAAGGTATCTACAGAACTGAATTTGATTTGATAAAGAGATATCGTGAAATGGCACTTCATCCAGAATCGGATAGTGCCATTGAAGATATTGTGAACGAGGCTATTGTATCCGATACCAATGATACTCCAGTACAAATCAATCTTGATAATTTAAATGCCAGTGATGGTATTAAAAAGAAAGTTAGAGAAGAATTTAAGAATATCTTAGATCTCTTAGACTTTGATAAAAAATCTCATGAGATTTATAGGAACTGGTATATTGATGGTCGTATCTATTATCATAAGGTAATAGACTTGAAGAAACCTGAAGAAGGTATTCAAGAGTTACGTTATATTGACGCAATGAAAATGCGTTATGTTAGACAGCAAAAGAAAAAGGAGGGAGAAAAGTATAACATTAAAATGCAGGGTGATGATCCAATGGATTATGAATTCCCTGAAATAGAAGAATATTTTATTTACAACCCTAAAGGAACTTATCCTACTGGAAATATTAATGCAAAAGGTGCGAGTCAAGGGGTTAAGATGTCCAGAGATTCAGTTACTTATTGTACTTCTGGATTAGTAGATAGAAACAAGGGATCAACTCTTTCATATTTGCACAAAGCAATTAAGTCAATCAATCAACTTAGAATGATTGAAGACTCACTTGTTATCTACAGATTATCAAGAGCACCCGAAAGAAGAATTTTTTATATTGATGTCGGCAATCTACCAAAGGTAAAGGCTGAGCA